ATGGTTGATAAGTTTGCTTATTATCAGCCCTAACATCAAAGCTATATGTTGATACCTCAAATGCAGTTAGGCTTGTGCGTGTTATCATTCTTGGCGCAAAGAGTGGGTGCGAGACAAACATCACATCGCCATACTGCGCTGTAGTGTATTCTTTTAGATAAGCTTGATCGAAGGGAAGCGCAGCACTGCTAGTGTCTGCTGTAATTGTCGCAACAAGAGAAACCGTATCCGAGCCATCTATCAGTCGAAAGCATCTTACTTTCTGGTGTTCTATCGAAATGATGTATTCTTCGTTTTCATCGAAGACAAACGGATAAAGGTGAGATTGCTCTGGATTGCTTGAGCTATAGGTAATGCTGTAATCGTAGATGTGCCTCATGCCATAGCGTTTTTTGACAGAACCTTCTGCCATAACCACCATGTTTTCAAGTCTTTGCGCTGACGCATTATAAACAGCAGTATCAGTCCTCATAATGAGGGAGTCACTTACTTCACCAAACTGAAAGCTGCTAACTGGTACTCTGATCTTCTGCATTAGCTGCGCCTTTCAGCAATGAACCTCGAAGTGTTTAGCTTGCGTGTTGTTTGTTGCTGTGAGTCAAGCCTACGCGCTTTAATAAACTGGCGCTCTGCTCTGTTTTCCATTGCGCTTCCAAGCTGTGCGTCCCTCGCTAAAGAGATTGCAAATACGCTAGCAACAGCAAACTCAACGGCAAGAGTAAAGTAAGGAGGCCAATCGACTTCTTCTGCCCTAAAGATATAATCCGCAATAATCTCATCTGTAGATACAGCATCGCAGTAAACTTTATCGCCATATGTATCATACTCAATTGCCTGTTCCTCCACAGTGATTGCATTAAGCATCAATGTGCCAGATGGCATTTGGTATGCAGCATCCCAACGTCCTGTCGGGGCTGTTGATAATCTGTTAAGAACCGCCTGATTAGTCGCAAATCTCCATCGTGTGTTTGTCAGAGAAGACCGCGCTATATCTTCATAGATCGCATCTGCGACAGAAGACTCAGCAGTCCCATCCGTAAATGATTGAATCGCATCACCGCCTATAAGCAATGATGCGCGTGAACAAATCTTAATCGCTGTGTTTGCATAATCTGGCATGGCAGTATGGGGGCCGAAGCCCCCATCCCTTTATTAATCGCCGTCTGTTTCAACAACGGCAGTGCCGTCTGAAACATCGACTACAGTGCCAGTGTTCGAGAGAACATTAACAAAGTTGGTTGTTGGAACATTGGTGTCACAAACAATAATCAAGTCACGAACAGCTAGCATATTTGCTGCGCTGTTAAAGTAACCTGCGGAGTTTACAGTCGCAATTGCGTCTGCGCTTGTGTACATCCACAAACTTCCGTTTGAGTCACCACCAATTCGAGCTAGTCCACTTGCTGCATAAGCCATGTTTTACTCTCCTTAGTTATTGTCGAGGACTTCATAGACGCCATCATCATCAATAACGACAGCCCCCATTGACATCATCGAGGTTGCGAGGTGTGAGACTTTTTCTGCAACATAGTTGACCTCAGTTTGAACATCAGAGTTGATGCCAAGGCCAACAGCGTTTGTGTGGTAAGCAAAGTTTTTGCCACCTGCAACCGCAGACGTTGAGAAGATTTTAAAGCCCAAGAACTCTTTCATGGTGATGCCACCTGCGAAGGGCAGGTTTTGATCGCCAACGAAATCAGAAGATGCAAACTCTGTGATGTTATACAGATCAGCAAATCCCGCAGGAGACATCGCCAAGAAGCGTTGTCCGTCCTCTGGCATGTCAGCGTTGCCAACAGTCTCAAAGAGAGAAAGCAGGTCAGCCTTTGCCAAAGCAGAGCCAGTGTCGTGGATTTGAGTTGAGTTAGCACCTGCGTCGAGAGCAGTTGTTAGAATCTCATCTGTCTTACGACCAAGCGCAGCAGCAGCAGATTGAGCTACAGCTTGACGCTCGTTGATGTTGATTTTCAACTCGTCTAGTTTATCAATGTACTCTGGTGCATAGTAGTCAGCCATAGTGACTTCGACGTTTGTATGCGCCAATTCCATTGGGGTTACGTTGCCGTTACGAGATTTCGTATTGGCTGTGCCTTTTCCGATTACTTGGAAACGAGCAGTTGAACCAGTCACATTCGTAGAGCGAACAGTGTTCCGTAGTTTAGAACCCATACGCTGATACGCCATGTGAACTTCGGTTTCAAACTGCTTGATAAAGGCTTGGTCAATTGTATTAGCCATTTTCACAGTCCTAATTGAAGTTACGGTTTACAACGGGTGTCCACTCTCGCACTTCAATAAGGGTATCCTTTCGGGCCTTTCAGTGCATTATGGGCCGTAATGAGCTATCGTAAACATTTTTTTTCACAGGATTGCAACGCACAAATTCAACATACTTGTTTTTACCTGACTCACTAATGCCTACTGGCTCAAAGCCCAACCAAGTTGCCCACTGAACCATTGAGTCGTACTCAGCAAGTATTGTCATGGTCATCCCTTCTTGGGTCTGGTCAAAGAAATTAACAAGCATCTTTGACCCACGCGCAAGCAGGGTAAAGTTTTCTTTGATCTTATCTGAAAACATACAGAACATTTGCGGATATTGCTGATCGTCAGAATAAAACAGACCGCCAACAGCTATAAAGCTCTCACCTTCTGCTCTAACAAGATAGCACTCGGATGTTTCATACATCTCAATAATAGCTTGCTCTAGGTCTGTATGCCCAAGCAGAGCAAGCTCATGTTTGTTTTCGTCGCTCAAGTTGTTAACGACTTCATCAAGTTGACCTAACGTAAAGGGGGTCATGTAATAACGCCCCCTTTTTAGAATCTTAACCTCTGTAGAGTGCTTGGAATCCTTCGGTAACTTGCTTGATGAAGTGAGGGTCGCGGTCTTTATAGTACCTTGGGTCATTCATCATCTCCCTTAGATCGGCCTCACTTTGCCCTGCGCTCGGCTGTGTTTCTGCCGTAAACGATCCATCCTTCATTGCTTCCATCACAGCTTCAAGGGCAAGGATTCCTTCGTGGCTTTCGCACATACGCTCTACCGCAGGAATTGCTTGCTCTGGAAAGAACTTGTTTGCAAACATAGATGCAGCTTGTATCCGATCATTTGCATTGTCCCCAAGCTTTGCTGCTTCTGCATCAAGGTCAGGCTCTTGACCGCCAATAGCCTGAGCATACATCTCAATGCCTTTGTTGAACTCTTCTTGAGAAAAGCCATTCTCATATGAATGATCGGCCCACCACTTCAGCAATTCATTATCAACCGCCATCTCTTCGTTCACAATGTCTGGCAGTTGGTAGTCGCCTGACGATTCTGGCCTTTCACTAAAGGCTTCGGTTTGGATTTCCTCAATTATTTTAGAGCGGATGTCCTCTTCTTTTGTGCCAAGCTTTGACTCTAGCTCCTTATATGCTTTAGCTAAGTCTTCGCCTGTGTTGTATTTTTCGGGCAACCACTCAGGTCGTTGTGGCTGACTGTCCTCTGCTACAACAAAATCACGCTCTTCTGTTGGCGCTTCTGTAGCTGCTTCGGCTGTTGCTTCGGCTACTGTCTCGTTCATTTGTTCTTACTCCTGTGCGAATGTGAGATGCGTTGCTCAATGAGGCCAACGATATATCGCTGCCCTTCTATATGTCGCAACTCTTCTGTAGTCACATTAGGCCCATTAACCATTTCAATAGTAATGGATCGCAGATACCGCAAAACTTCTTGTCCTGTCGGTGAACTAAATATATGGGCAATGTTGTGGCTGACTTCTATATCTTTGTTAGAAGGCCTCTGTATTCCGTCGATCCCAATATTAACCTTGTTCGGCAACCATCTGTCCCTGCTGTTGTTGTTGCGCCATTTGCTGCGCTAATGCAGCTATTTGTTTACGCTGTTCTTCATCACGAATCAAGCTCTCTGGCACACCAAACTTTTTGGACAGGTGAATTGCGGTCTGTTCGCCATCAATTAGAAGCTGCAACATCTCAGGGCCAAACGTCCCACCAACCAGTTCTAGGAATCTTGCTACGCTAGAAATGTCTTGATTTGATTGTGCTTGGGCCAATGGGGATACAGAGCGAACCTTAACCTCTCTACCATTAACTGTTGGCACTTCAATGCGTCCCTGTTTCTTAAGAATATAGATTACACGCTGCAATACTGGCTGAACTAGCTCTGCTTGCAGTCTGCCAAAAGCTGCGCCCATTCTGCGAGACAAATCTGCCATACGCTCTGCAACCTCTGTTGCAGTTGCAGGTGTGGTGTCAGGCTTGCCAAGCATATCATTGTACAGTGCAGTCTTGATGTTATGGCGCATATCGCTAAGAACAAGCTGCGCTACATCGAACTTACCTGCGGCTTGGATCGGTTGAAGGCCAGTTGACCCCATAGCTTTCGGTATGATTGTGCCGGGAACTAAATTTATCGTGTCAGGGTTGATTACACCGTCATCCTCCATCTGATATATGCCAGAAATCGACATTTGAGCGTTCTCAAGTATCAACTGGATGGTGAGGTTAGTGGTCTTAATGGAAGACAGCGCATTGATTAGCGGCCCTCGCCCATAAATCTCACCTGCGCACTTAGACCAACGGAAGCAAATAAACGGATTGGAGCCAAGTCCCTTCATCTCATTGGTATATAGACAGGTGTTTGTTGTCAGGCAGATTGCATATTGAAGGAAAGCATCTTCGTTCTTCTTGGAGTAATCTCTGCAAACAACCTCAAGAACGGTTGTTTCCCGATTGGCCCCCATCATTGCTTGCACCTTCGGACTAAACTTTCCTTTGGGGTACATAATCGGAAGATGATCGAACTTAACCTTCTTGCGCTCACGATAAACGTGGTCGATCTTATCATCAGGGCCAGTGTCTAGCACCACATGAGGTAGCGGTATCGCTGAGAAGTTTACTGGATTTACTGCGTCACCTTCTTCAACGCAGAGAACGCCAGTCCCAACCGCCAAGTCCATGAAGGATTCATGCACCTCTTGGCTAAAGTTTGAGTTCTGCAAAACCTCAAAAACATATTCGGTGACTTCATCTAGCTCATTATCAATAGCTTCTCTTTGATCTGGCGGCACTTCACTACCAGACATCAAGTCAGCCCATCGTGCAAAGTTGGGAACTAAGCCCGACTGCAAACGGCTAGCAAATTCTTGAACTCCAACTACAGCAGTCTCGTCAAAGATTTTGTCATCTCTACGCTGACCTGCTTCTTCATAATAGAATGACTCTCGTTGAGGCAGCGCATATTCATAGCACTCTTCAAAAAGAGAAACCCAGTTCTCACGAAAAGCTTTAGCTTTGTTGTACTTTTCGATGTACTGCTTTGCAATTGGATCGTCAGCCATTAGCCAAACCTACCTAAAAATCCTTGACCACCTGCTCTCATAAGTGATCTACGACCTGCGCCACCACGCATACCACCTCGGCGTTCAGTCCTTGACTCAATCGCTTCGGTCACATCCTCACGTTTTTTCGCGGCTCTAGCTTGAATTTCTTCTTGCTTTGCTGTATCCGCTTCAACGCGCTCTTCGGCTGCTGCTTTATTCTCTTCTTCGGTTGGGCCACCACCACCAAAACACATAACAAACTCCTTTGTTTTTTACATTCGTAAACACAGAAACAAATAAATCACAATGCACAAACTACATTCTTGCCCAAAACCCCTGCTTCTTAGGGCGTGATTGCTTAGAAAAGACATCGAAGCTGCGCTTTGCAACGGATACCCTTGCAGGTTTTTGTGTATTCATAAGCGCCCTACCCTCACCTGCGCCTAAGAAAAGGTACTGTGCAGCATCGTGAACGTGGCTAAACATATTCTTGTCTGGCTTATC